CATCAAAAGGAGTATCCCAATTAGAAGGATCAAAAGTAGCTCTAGTTTGCCCTGTATTTGTATAAGTTCCCCAATATTCATCAGACCAGTCCGCTGCATGTTTAGCATTATTCATAGATGTTTGGTTGCTTTCCCTGTGCATTCTAGCCCTATCAGCAGCTACGGCATCATTGGCAGTTTTTCTGCCCCATGCTTGATATTCTTCCCATGATCCAAAAGTAATTGATTCTCGTTTAGTTTCACCTGTCCATGAATCATTCCAAGCTGGAATAGTGTAGCTACCATCAGAACTATAAGAGCCAGTGCCTTGATAGCCCCCTGCGTTCGCTCTTCCTCCTCCCCCGCCCATAAATCCTGGAGCTGATTGAAAGTTTAATTTAGACTTAAACCCATCTATTACTTTTTGCCCTATATCTGTACCTACTTGATCAAATGGACTCTTAATTGCTGTAGCTAAGTTATCCGCAGCGTTAGTTATCTCAATAATTGAATCGTTAAGCCCCTCAGCAATTCCACCACCTAAAGAAACCTTTGCAAAGTCTTTCATTTTTTCAGAAGGTGAATGAGCTTGGAATACTTCTTTAAAACCATCCATAAATTTAGTGTAGAAATCCTGCAATCCTTTAAGCATATTAATAGGGTCGGTCATTCCCTTTATAATGCCATCATAGAGCATTTCCCCTACTGATTTAAGAGCATTATTCCAGCCAGGATAGTTAGTATCTAACCATTGTTTAGAGTTCCCTGACATAATAATGTCCATAGCAGCTTTATTAAGGTTACGTTCTTCAAGAGCTTTATCTTTCTCTGTCTTTTTTTGTTCATTCTCTTTCTCAATATTAGCTAGGTCTTTATTCTTCTGGGTATCTATTTCCCCTTCTACTCCCTTATGGGCAAATTCTTCTTCTTTACGTACCTTTTCTATACCTTCTAATTGTTTCTTTAACCAAAGTTCATTCTCGGAAATAATTGCTTCATAGTAGAGACGATTGTTTTCTTTACGAGTTTCAAAGGATGCAAGTTCAGCCTCTTCTTGTTTCCGCAAATTGTCTACAATGACATTATATTTGTAATCTTCATTCGTGATTAAGTTTTGTTTAATGAGCTCAACAGTATCTTTCTGGGAACTGATCTGACTTTTAGCAAATTCTCTATTCTCTAAAACTTCTTCTCGTTTAGCAGTTTTGATTTCTTTATTGTATTCTTTTAAGAGTTTGTTGTATTCTTCCTGGTTGGTAGTTTTAGACATTTGATCTCGTAATTCTGCAAGTCTTTCATCACGGTCTGCACTTCTTTGAGCTTTATCTTCCGCAGCGGTTAGGTCATCTATCGCTTTAATCTGTGCATCTAAATCATCCATCTTGGCTTTGGCTTCGGAATCGATCATCCTAAGTCTACCTGAATGATCTATCTCCTGTTGTCTGTAAGCATCTTTAGTTAGTTTCTCCCATTTTCTTTGCTGTTCTTCTATGAGTTTATTTTCAGTATCAAAGTTTTGTTTAGCTAATTGATTCTTGTCTGCGAATAAGCCTTCATTTCGTTTCTTCTCTTCATCAAGTTGTTCCATTTTAAGGTTAAAAAATAAATCTGCTACTCTATGTTGTTCTGTAGCACCATCTTCAATCATTTTAATTAATGTCTTATAAGTGCCTTCCCATACCTTAAAATTAAACTCAATAATACTTTTGAGAGCTTCCTTAATGACATCCCCTACATTGTTAAAAAAGTCCTTAAACTTAGCGATTTCTTTATTGAGGGATTCCATTTTTTCTTTAGCTTTATCAGCACCATCACCAAAATCTTGGAAGGGAGGAGGGTCGAAATTTAGTTCTTCATCTATTTTGCCAATAGAATTTAGCAGATCAACTAATCCTTTGTTTTGTATTTTAAATTCTTTTTGAGTAAGAATGGGCATCATCTTACCGTAAGGTTTATTCCCTAAATCAGTAGCAGCTTGGTATTTTTCTAAAATATCAGATCTTTGGGTTTCTAATCTATTAAGTATAGCCATTGAATCTGATACTTCTTTCAAGTTTAACTTTACATCTTCCCATTGTCCTGTCTTAAAATTATAGGCTTTTTCTTTTACTTGGTCTAAAGATACTAATTTGCTTTTTGTATCTTCTATTAGTACATCTAAGCTAGCCAATTCTGATTTAAAAACAGACATAGACACATCTCGTGCTGCGTTCCACCCTGCTTTAAATATATTCAACAATATATTTGTTCCATCTACTATAAGTGCACATATATTATAAACAGCAGTTCCTGTCGCTACAAATGCTTTAATTAAACCATTAGTCGTGGTTTCTGTTTCGCTTCTCATCGTTCCATTAGCTATTTGATAATTCTTAACAAAAGTTACTATCCCAGCCCCTAATCCAGCTATTCCAGCCATAAAGTTTCTAAAGAAAGTTTCAATAGAAGGTAAAGCATCAGTCAGCATTTTAATAAATACTTTTAAGGTAGGCACTAGTTCAGCTCCTAATCTAATCTTTGATTCAGCCCACATATTATTTAAGTGTTTAATCGCCCCAGAATAAGTATTGATTGCTGTCAATCCCTGCCCTGAATATCTACGGTTTAGTTCATCAAATACAATTTTCTGAGCTTCATATCCCTTGTTAGCATCAACTAAAGCCTTTATTTGAGCTTTCAAGACTTCTGTAAAGATAATACCCTGTTTTGAAAGCAATCCTAATCCCTTATAAGGTTCCTCTAATGCTTTTCCAAAAGCCTTAGTTAATCCAGTAAGATCAGCTTTATTTAAATATGTTCCTGAATCAACGATTAATTGAATAAATTTTGGAAGAGTATCATGAGTAATACGATCATAAACCAATGCCATTTTCTCTGCTTGTAGTATAGCTGTTGTGCTATAAGTTGAGGTCATCATTAAACCTTGAGCCATTTTAAGTAATTGGGAAGTTGTATAACCAGCAGTTGCACCCGTACTCTTTAGGGCAGTATTTAACTGAGCCAAGACAAGTTCACGATCTCCAAATGCTTTAAGAGCATCTCTAGCAAAATCAAAACCTTTTTTAATCAGTGCCAAAGAAGCCCAAATACCAGCAATCTTTTTACCCAAATCAGCCATTTGAGAACCAAATGTATTCAGATGAGTCTTAACTTCGAGTATATCTTTTTTAAATTGGTCTAACTGTGCTATTATTCCTACAGCAACATTAGCTATTAAGTTGGACATTCATCTTCCTTTATATGGTCTTTCATTAATATCCTGGCTCTTCTACGTCCGCTCTCATTCTTTTCTTCTACAGTCTCACTATTCGGAGCCTTTAGTTTGGAGTATTCTTCTATCATTTTTATAATCTCATCCAAGGACATTTTGTCCAGCATGTACTCAGGAGTAGCCCAAGCAAAAGTGCTACTAAAGGCAACAAATAGTTTCCCGACATCTAAGGGGTCGTTCCCTTTTCTTCGTTTTTTGAGTTGTCCTTATCCCCCCAGAAAATGTAATTACAAAAAGCAGTTAGTTGATCCATTTCTGCTTCGTCTAGTAATTTGTCTTTTGTAACCAAGTGATACCCACTTAAATTAAGGATAGCCACTGTTTTATCTAACATTACATTGAACCATTCATCGTTAGCCATTTTCTGTTCAGATAACTTCATCAACTCTAAGGTAAAACGTGCAGGTATCTTCTTTATAGTGTATTCTACCCCACCGATAGTAGCACTTCTACCTTCTGGTAATAACATATCAAAATTCTTCATCAAAATCATTTATCCCCCCTTAAATTTTATCTCTCGTCAAAAATCTCAAATAACTGGTCGCCAGCAGCTCTGGTATAATCTAAATGCCCTTCCATAGAAATCTTCATTGATTGTGGTTCCAACGCTTCATCACTAGGGAATTTAATTTCAATACCATTCTGGTTCTTGGCTGAGTAAACAGTAATACGGAATTTCTTACCATTTGCATCAGTATTAGTCAATCTAACTACTTTTGCAGCAATCGTGTACTTACCACCAGAAGTTAAAGTAGCAGAAGCGTTTGGAGTATAGGTATAACTTACTTTGGCTACATCACCACTACCGAATAATCCACCAGCAATACGGGCAATACCAGTTTTACCGTTAGCATCTACTGTAATGACATAGTCAGTATTGCGTACAGTAGCACCACCAGCAGCAGTGGTTACAGTAATAGCGGTAACCTCCGTACCAGCACCATTGGCAAAGTTCAAATCTACCGACGTAGTACCTGTTAAAGTCTGTAATTCGTTGACTACAGCTACGGGGGCAGCAGCAATAGGAGTTAAGGTATCTACTCCACCTCTAAAAGCGTTTAGGTTAGTCAAATAAGTTTCTAACATTTCGCCTTCAATCATAGCTTTGTGATCCCTTATTCCTGTTACAATCTCCCCTGCATTTTCGCTCATTACTCTTACTTCTGTCCACGTTTCTTTGAAGCTAATATTATTCATAGCTCCATAATCAACTAAGGTTCCTACGGTAGCACCTATTTCAAACTTGGCACTCCCGAAACCTATTTTACTTGCCTGTTGAACTGTCGTTTGTCTCAATTTAAGCCTCCTTATAAGCTAATTTAAACTCAATAGCCCAATGCCATAATTTAGTATCAGTTTCAAAAGGTAGTTGCTGAGTTCCTAAATACGACATATAAATTACTTCCGTTCCACCGATTACTGCTTTGGTCTTATCCAAACCACTAATAATGGATTCTTTTAAAACTAATCCTGCATTGTAGTCAGTGTGAAATAAATTCAACTGAATCCAAGGTCTTGCAACATTAATTAATGGATCCCTAGGGTCGGTAATCCAGTGATACGTCATAAATGGAGAGTGAGTACCCATAGGAGCTAGTTCAGGGAAAAACCCAAACAATGAAGGGGTTAAAACCGCTCCAGCTCCACCAGCTTGGGGAGTTACTACGGGAATGGTATGATAGCCTGAACCTTTATTTGTAATTGAAAGCCCTGTTATTACACCACTATTTAAAGCTGTTACTAAGATTTGGCATCCATTACCACCCGCGGGGGCGACTGTTGTTGTTTTTGTTCCTATTGTGTATCCAGTTCCTCCAGTTAATAATTGGTAAGTTTTTACCTTTCCTGCATCTACCGTAAGAACCTTTAATGTACAACCAATTCCACCTACTAAAGTTAAAATATCATCAACTGAGTAACCGATTCCTTCTGCTACAGGGGTTGGATTTACTCTTGTAACTGCGTTCGTGCCTGTGGAAACCGTATACGTACCTGCTAAACCTGAACCGCCTGTGCCTGTATTGTCAACAATTAAAGCTCCAGCGGTATACCCTGTCCCAGGATTGGTAATCACAATAGGATAAACCTCAAATACCCCCAATAATAGAGTTAATATTTTAGTTCTAACTACTGCGGATATGTTCATATTACGCCTGTCCGATTAAGTCTTGAAGCATTATTGCAAGCACTTATTATAGCCTTTTCAATCTGCATGTAACCATAAGATACCATTGTATCAAATGCTGGTCTTAACCAAGGTCTAGCCCTACGTTTAGAAGTACCATATTCGGTCATCGCTGCATTCATATCTAATCCCGCTATAAGAGAATAACTACTCCCTGCCCCTAAATCAAAATTTATTTTCCCATATCCAAATACTCCTTTAGCGGTTTCATACATTGACATATAATAAGTTTCTCTGGAGTTTGCCACTAATAGCCAAGGATTACCTTTTTTCCAAGTAGCGTCTTTTTCTAAAGGTATGCCACATTTGTACCATACGCCAGCTACACCAGCACCCGTATCAACTAATCCTTGAGCAATAATATTTTCTTGAGCTTCTGTTTTTACCCTAGCCCCTACTTCGTCTAATGCTTCAACTATTTCGTCAGCTACCATATCCCCAAATTGGGATAAGGCATACATTAATTCATTAAGCCCTGAAAAAGTTATTTCAAAATCATAGCCTGACACTATACCACCTCTGTCCATTCTGTGTATTGTACTTCTTGCTGTTTGATGTTTTCTTCAATATCGACTATTTTAATAATCCGCAAATACCTAGTTCCATAACGTATTCTCATGGAAGGTTCCAGCCCAGCGTGATAGCGTTGTTTGATAACTCCGGTAACTTCTGGTCTTATGGACCCTGATACTTGAGCTAAAGAAGTGCCCATAGGTCTCTCAGATGAAAAAGGTACAATATGACACCAGCAAGTATAGAAATCAGTATAAGTTTCAACTGGATTACCGCTTGCACTTTGAGTCATGGATAGAGTCTGATAAGAGATTCTATTCGTCATCTTCCCAATTCCACCTATCACCTAAAATACCTCCAAGGCATTAAAATATTCATAGCACCATTCGGGATCGTTCTTAATAACTTTTCGTTAATGTTTTCACGATACTCATACCACTCACCAATGATTAATTTAATAGCAGTTTGTACATCATCATAAAATGGAACATTCGTATAAGCTGCCCCGTACCCTGCAACAAAAGTTATATGTGCTGCGTTCAACCAGTAAAGGTCTAATGGGAACACAAAACTCTTTGCAAATATCTTTCCAGGATCATCAGTAGTCACTACCTTATAATTCGTTGCTGCCCATGTTTGTTCTACGTTAGCGGTATCAGTATATTTTACTGAGGTAACGCTTGATAGAGGGGGCATAGGAAGTTCTAATATAGAACCAGTAGGAAAACTATCCATATAAAGATCATAGGTGCGATTAATCAAAGACCGATGTAATACAGCATTTTCAATATGGGACGTAGCAGCTTTCACTAATCCAGCAATTAATGTATCGTCCGTTGCATCATCTACCTTTAAATGTAGTTTAGCATCGGCAGTAGTCAACATCAAATCGGCTGGTGCAGTGGTTAAAACTAATCTCATTTGTTCTTCTTGTCTTTCATAATTTTTTCGTTGTTGAAATCATCTTCTGTAATCTCAATATCTGGTTTCTTTTCTGCTACTTCAATTTTCTTTTTGCCTGTGAATTTAACAACCTCAGCATCAACCAGTTCATTAGCTCTTGCCTGAGATACCTCATTAGGCACATCTAAAACAGTTCCGATAGGGATTTGTTTGCCATGATTCTCAAACACCTTGCATACTATGTACTCCCCGTTGTCGTTTCTAAAAGCATTTTGTACTTTTACTTCCATTTTATTCCTTTCACTAAAGGGGGATTTCTCCCCCTCTAGTTATTCCTTTATAAGTTAGGTTGAACCTTAGTACCAGCAGCATAAGTAGTTATAGGTAAGTAATCTCCTGTTTGGAACAAAAAAGCATCTACAATAACAGTTCCTACAGTAGTTACTTTAAGAGCAATATACTTATACCCATTGACTAAATCTAAAGCTCCAGAATCTAAACTTATCCACGCAAAAGATTCTAAAGGTAAAGGAATTAATTTGCCTGCACCTTCTGTATCTCCTGTATAAGTGATAGATGTAAACCCTGGATTACGACCTGTAACGGTTAAATGGTTCCCAGCTCCAGCGACAGCATAAAGAGTATCTCCTTGCCAACCATTGATTAAGAGAATCAAATCAGCAGCAGTAACAAACTCTTTATTTGCTAAACTGTAGGCAGCAGCTTTTGTGTAGGTTACTCCATTAATAATAGCTTTCTGACCATTAGTAGCTGCATTGGTTTCAATATCTAACTTGGAGATATTGGTACACATCGTAGCAGTACAAGTAGCACCCGACACGTCTTTTGAGGCAGCAGGGACTACGGAAGTGCCCTGTAACACCTGCAAAGCTATTGTCGCTGCATCGGTTGTAGTTCCAATATTCACTAAAAACACATTCCGTCTAGCTGCCAACACATAATTACCAGTTTTGTTATTAGTAGCAATACTCTGAGGCATTAAAGCAACACTGGGCTTAAATTCTTCTAATATTTTGTTCATCATGCCCTCCTTTAGGCTCTCGTTGCAAGTGTTACGAACGATGATACGGTATTGGTTCCTTTGAATGGAGTCAATGGTTTGTTATAGAAGGTCTTTCCATCACAACGATAGATAAACCTGTAAACCATTTCATCATTCAAAAATCTTACATGGATTGAGGAAGCTGAGTTTAGTCCGCCCTTGTTAATCATGAAATACTCTTTGGGATCGAGTAACATAATATCGCCCTTAGTCCCTAAAGCGGAACATTGTTCGATTTCAAGTACAGGACGACCAAAGAGAGTTCCATAAGGGTTATCTTTAAGGACATTAGCTGTCAAATAAAGAGGTATTCCACCAGTTCCTACATCCATTTTCATATAAACCAACTGAGCTAAAAGTTCTTGATTAATTAACCAATAAGCATTAGCCCTGGAGTAATTCGCTAATCTCGACCACATCTTGACGATATTCTGGGAAACAATAGTAGCAGCAACTTGAGCTGATTCTTTGGCTACTTCTATTAAAGCACCACTAGATAAGATTCCTTTTGGCTGTCCTATTCCAGTACCTTCATAGATCGCATCGTCAATCTTAAATGCAAACTCACGAGCAAAAGCAGCAGTAACAAAACCTTCTAAAGCTCCAGCATCTTGCAAAAGTTCGTTAGTCATATAGCAAAGTCCAGTTAATTTCTTGAGTTCTAAATCAACTCTACCTAGTTTAATGGCTGACTGAGCTAATGCAGCACCTTCATTCTCCCAGTATCCTAAAACTCCACCCTGTCTTGAACCATCAGCCCTTGAATCCTCATCAATAAACGGAAACTTCATTCCATTAGAGTTGGGATTGGTTAGAGTAACGGTAGTAACTAGGGGAGCCAAGGATGCTTCTGAGTAAGCTCTTTCAATAAGAGTTTTGGCTTGTTCTGGTTGAACCATAAATCCACCGTCAGCACCAACGCTCTCATTCATCCCACTTACAGCACGAGTTTGCAAAAGCCTTGGGTCTGGAGTAGCACCGTCCATAGCAGCTTCACGAACTCTCAAAAGCATCTCCCCTAAAGATGACCACATTGGTTTCTTAGGTTCTGCAAATGATCTGACTTCTGGAACATCAGTACCGTTTGCCATTTCTTCTGTTTCCTGGGACATTTTACGCTCAATCAAATCTTGGATCCCTTTTGCTTCCGCAAATAAACCATCGTAAGAGGTTGTTTCCTCTGTGGAAAGTCCTCTCTTTTCTGTCTCACATTTAGTTAGAATAGCCTTAGCAGCTTCTAACTTCGCCTGTTTTTGTTTTCTTAATTCCTCAATATTCAATCTATACCTCCAATAATTTTAGTTTTCTTCTTAACACATCAATATTTACGCCTGTTTTAATAGCTTTCTCTTGTAGAAAAGCATCTAAAAGCGACCGAGTTGAAACGGTTGAAGTAGGATAAGCAGGGAACACGACCGGGGAAACCTCGATCAAACTTCCTTTTATCACCCTACGAACCAAACAATTAGGATCACTTTCGTCCCATTCTACAACCCCTCCATCAGTACGGAAACCAAATGAAGTTGCATCTACATCGCCCCTGCGAATAGAAGCCACTGCATCTTTGCCCCATGAAGTATCAGGAGAACTAACTTCATATCCTAAACCAAATTCTGTTTCATTTAATCTTAAAGTACCTGACGAACAACGACCTAAGATAAGGTCTTGGTTATGATTCCAAAACGATCTTACATCTACTGTTAAATTACTCTCTGCAAAACAGCCTGGCATTAACATCTCTCGGAATCCACCTAGATCCTCTGAGAGAGAATTATAAGGTATCAATGCCCTTATAACCGATTGCTTTTCATCATCCCTTAATTCAATTTGTGTTTTTACCCACCTAATATCCATAGCACCTCCTACGCTGGAATAATCACGCACGCACAGCCGCCATGTAGCGGAGGGTGAGTCTTATCCTGATAAACCTGTAAATCTAATATCTGATCTCCTGCTTTAACAAACGTCTCGCCTTCTACGATAATCTTTCCGTTCAATTCTTCACAAATAGGACAAGGTTTTTCTGAAGTAGTTGACCATTCAGCCTTGCGTAAATTGCTAAAAAATACTGACGTAGCCACTGCTTCTGCTAGTTGGACTACTAATTCAAGGGAAGTTTTTCCCGGTCTAGTATTCGCCCACTCCTCAAAACGTGTACTGAGAGCATCTTCTATTCCGTCATATTCAGAATCTTCTAGTATTTGCTGTAGTTGCCCCCTTGATCTTTCTTTGAATTTATCCGAATACCCCTGTAAGAAGTCATCAATAAATTCTTGCATACGTTCTTCGGATAAACCGTTACCGTCTATTTCACTGGAAGCTGCATCGTTTATCGCTCTAGAGAGTCCTTTAACGGGAGCAGATAGCTTGTTTTTAATATAGTCTAAATGAGAGTTATAAAACTCCACAATACACCCTCTTAAAATCTCTTCTTTTGGTTTTTTGGATTGGATCTTCTTTTCTACACAACGCATAATATCAGCTTTTTCTCGTTTGATAATTTCCAAAACAACTGCATCGAATACTGGCATATAGGAGTCCCTGATAGAATTGCGTAGTAAACCGTCTTTTTTGCGTAGCTCTAAGCTCTTTAATACATAAGTGCTATCTTGTCTAGTTTCCGTTGCGATTTCAACACTTTTCTTTTCTACTTTTAACGGTTCAACTGGAGTATCGTCTTTTGGTTGGCTCTTCTGTGCTTGGGTTTTCTCTTGCCCTACTGTGTTAATAGGAGCCATATTATTTACCATAATATAATGCTCGTCCCCATTTTCGATAGGGTTCATGTTTTCTTTGGCTCTACATTCGTTAATAGAGTACATCCCATTACCTATGCCTAGGTTATAGCCTTCCATGCGAGTCTTAAAATCGCCCCTCAAAAGAGCATCAACTGTAAACTCTGGGAAGGTATCGGGATAATAAATAAACAAAGAATTAATCATCGCTTGTTCTATGTTCTTTATCCAAGGTAATAATGAATGAATCACATAGTCTAATGATTGATGTTCGATGTTATTGTTAGTTGCTTTATCTAAACTTTGGATAAGGTGAAGTGGAACTCTGAATAAGGTAGCAATATCTTCCTTCTGGTATTTTCTCGTTTCCAGAAATTGACTGTCGTTAGGGGGGATCACATTTTTGACTGACTTCATTCCTTCTTCTAAAATAAAAACTCTGTGGCTGTTAGTAAGACCGCCATTTTTTTCATCAATAGATTTTTTCAGATTTTCCCTAGCTGGTTCGCTTAATTTACCAGGATGTTCTAAGGTCATACCCATATTTGTACCTTGTCCAAAGAAGTTTGAACCAAATTGGTCCACTGCCAAGCTCAATCCAAGTGACTTTCTAGCCATTTCTATAGGGGAAAGACCGTTAATCCCATCATCGGACATGCCTAAAACGTGCATTACATAGTACCATTGAAGCGGTTTCTTCTCGTTTTTGACCTTAACTTCGTAAAAATACTTGCCATTTGGAGTCGATTTCATGGTTACTAAAGAAGGATGAATGGGTAAAAGCCCTACAATTTCACCTCTTTTATACATGATTTCGCAGTAAAAATTGCCATAAAGTAACAAATGTTGCATCAAAAGGCGTGTAAATACATAAGAACTCATCCATTCATTCGGTTTATTCTTCAAAATTTGATAAAGTGGATGAGAGGTATCTTCTTCTTTGCCATTTTTAACTGTTTTATAGACTTTAATAGGCAACATGGCTATATCTTCACTGAGTACTCTTACACAAGCCTGGACTGCACTTATATTAAGAGCTGTCTTTTCATCAACGTAAGAACCAGCGTTCATCGAACCAGTATTTAAATCGGCTCCACTTAAAAAGTCAACAGTTTTTTGAGCTAACCCACTTAAAGGAGCATCTTCTCTTTTGTTTAGTTTAATTTCTAAATTACCGAGTCTCATAATGAGATAATCCCTCTATCTTCATAGACACTTCTTTCGTCTTTATCGACAACAGCTAAAGCGATAACATTTGCCACTAAAGCATCTATCTTTTGGGTTGATTTTGCCTTAGAAGGTTTGATGTTTCCGGCTGCATCTATCTCTAATGTTACGTTGTCTAAATGGTTAGATAAGACAGGGTTGTTGCCATGAACGTAATTACCGCCCATGACAAGGACTTCAAATTCCTTGCTAGGGGGATTTAAGGACTTGAATCCCTGTCTTACCTCGACCATCTCTATTCCTTCATCCATTAAATCTTGGACTAATTGAGTAGCGTTCCAGGGATCGAATCCTACACGTTTGATATGATATTTCTTAGCATCATCAAACAACCATTTCTTAACCATGTCATAGTCAATTCGATTACCGCGAGTTTTAATAATATAGCCTAATTTTTCCCATGAACTATAAGGGACTTGATCTTCCCTTTCTTTGCGTAACATTGTTTCTTCTGGTATAAAGCAACGAGTAATTGTTTTGATCTTATTCCCGTCTTTAAAAAGTAAGGCATAGGAAGTAATATCGGAAACTGAGGATAAGTCTAACCCTCCCCAGCATGTTTGTCCTAATAGTTGAGCTTCATCTACAGATTCTTTTTGGGAGAACCAAGTATCCATAGGTATCCATCTAGTTACCTGAGAAGTCCATTGATTCAAACGATACTGTCTGAATAAGTTTTCCTCGCTAGGTATTTCTTTCGCTTTATCATAACTGGCTTTAACAGAATTTATTGATACTGTAAACCCTAATGAAGGATTGGCTTTTTCCCAAACTGCCCTGTCGTTCCAGTCATCTTTTTGATCGGCTTCATAAATAATCGGCAAGTAGTGAGAATCTTCCACGAGTCCAGATTGAACCTTTTTAGCATATTGATACTGCTTATAACAAATACTTTCTTTATCGTTCCCTGCGGTAGTTATGATAAAAAGTATCGGTTGAGTTCTAGCTACTTGTGAATCGTATGTCATAACATTCCACAGCTTGTCGTCTGGTTGAGCATGAAGCTCATCAAATATAATACAACTAGGGTTAAGCCCATGTTTGGTACGACTTTCCGAACTGAGAACCTGGAAGAACGAGTTTGTACTATGGACAACAATCCTTTTACGGGATTCATTAATCTTACAGTGATTGAGAAGGACTTTGTTTTGACGTACCATTTCTGCAGCAACATCGAATACCATTGATGCTTGGTCTCTATCGGTAGCACAGCAATAGACTTCCCCGCCCATTTCACCATCGGCAAGTAAGCATTTAAGCCCCAACGCTGCGGATAGTTCTGTCTTTCCCATTTTTTTAGGCGTGCTAACATAGGCTGTCCGATACTGCCTATACCCGTCTGGTTGGATAGTTCCAAACAGTTTTTCGATAACTTCTCTTTCCCAAGGTAAGAGAGTAAAATTTTGTCCATAGAATTTACCCTTTGTATGTTTGAGCTTCTCAATAAACCGAACCGCTTTATCTGCTTTAATTTTGTCATACATAAGGTCAATCTAACAAATCCTCCATTTCGCTATCGTTTTCTACTTTTTTCCCAGCACTTAACCTAACTCTGGAACTAGGAGTAAGACCAAACTCAGTACAATATTTTAAAATTAAACTAGCCATCTGATGAGCTATAAATACTTCTGGTCTAGCCATAAAATAATCGCTAACAGGATTTCCATTACGATCTGTTTTAGTAATTTTATATACCATTCCTCCATCTTTGAGAACTTGTTCTGCTTTGATCCATTTAGAAAATGCTACACAATAACCAGTAATAGCAGATCTATCTGCCATTGTAAGAAGCCCTAATCTTTCAAGCTCAGGGACTATTCTTTTCCATTCTGTTTTCCCAATAGAGTCTAAAATCGCTGGACAAGTTTGATCTTTAACTAATGGCATAGGCTCTTTTCTTTCCAACATTCTTTTATTGGGATGACCTTCTATTTTTTTAAGAGCTGTAGGTTTTGCTGGTCTACCTGCTGGCACAAGTAACCTCCGATTTAGGTTTCCCAAATCCGCCGTTTTCTAAAACTGTCTTAGAGGAATGATGAGACCAACATAAAGGCTGCAAGTTTTCTCTATCGTTATTCATGGAGTCACCGTCTATATGATCCACACAAGAGGCTACCTTAGTTATTCCTTTTTCCTTGCACATTCTGCATAAAGGCTCTTCCGATAGTACCATCTTGGAAAGTCTAGCCCAAGAACTTATATAGTAATGATCGTTTTTTCTTGCTTCGTTATCTTTTTCCCAGTATAGTTTTTGATGTTCTTCACAAAATCTACTTTGAGTAGACCTATTACACCCTACCCAATTACATAAATGAGGGGCTCTATAAGGCATAAGGAACCATCTTATAAGAATTCTTGTCTACTGGTAAAGAAACAAAAGATAAAGATTCATTTTTTTGATAATTTAAGCATTTAACTAGATAGACATTTCCGGGTAAAGAGCAATTATAGCAGTTGATACATCCAATACACATAGGATTAAATTGACTTAGCAACCCGCGATCCCCTAACCAAATTTTATCGGAAACTCCATCTTGCCTAATCAGTAAGCCTCCTTAACTAAAATCTCTATTCTACAATACGCTTTTTATTTTAAATGTCAATAGGTAGGTAGTACAGTCAAAAGCAAGGAAAAATTATATCCTCATTACGAGAGGTTCAAATGATGGTAGCTACACCGAGCGGAGACAAAGTTTTGCCCTACCCTATCAAGAACCTTTGGTAGTAGGGGGTATGAATTTCAAAAAAAATCGCTCAGAGC